CACCTGACGCCGGACAACATCAACGATGCGATGGTCACCCTCAACGAGGCGAACCTGATCACGCTTTGCCGAGACTGTCACTTCAAAGAGCACGAGCTCGACAGAGCGCGCGGCAACACCGAGCACGCAGCTGCGGGACGGCCTGCAGAGTGTGAGGACGGCTACGGCTTCGATGCGAATGGCTACCTCGTGCCCTTGGATGAAAACAAATAGCCCCCCCTATTTTATTTTGACCCCCACCCCCCTAGGGACCGACGGAGGGGCCCCTTTCTGTAGCCGGCCGAGGCTCCGGAGATTTTGACGGGTATGACCAAAGATAGCGCGATTAAGCGCGAGATCACAAAACTTAACAAGATCTTGGCGGACATCCCCGATGACAAGAAGGAGCTGGTCGCGGGATTGGTGCAGAACGCCGCGTTCATGGCCGTCACCCTCAAGGAACTCCAGGGCGAGATCGACAAGAACGGCGCGGTCATCACCTGCCAGACGGGGAACGGCTACGAAACCACCAAAGACAACCCCGCCCAGAAGGCATACACGACCATGATCGCGAGGTACAGCGCGGTCATCGGTCAGCTTGACGGCTTCCTCCCGAGTACGAAGGCGAAGGAGGTCAGCAAGGCGGGCGATCTGCTCAAGGCGTTCATCGCCGCGGGGAAGCCGGAATGAACTGGGTCAAGGAGTACTGGTCGAAGATCGACTCCGGCGAGATCCCAGTCTGTACAGAGACAAGAAATATATACAAACGCATGGTGGCGGAGATGGACGATGAGTTCACTCCGTTTTACTTTTCCGAAGGACGTGGCGAGCACGCCATCAAGTTCATCGAGACCTTCTGCAGGCACTACGAAGGCGAGAAGGCCGGGCAGGTCGTCGAGCTGGAGCTCTGGCAGAAGGCCTTCGTGCAGAACATCTTCGGATGGATCGAGAAGGCCACCGGCTTCCGCCGGTTCAGGGAGTACGCGCTCGAGGTGCCCCGGAAGCACGGCAAGAGCTTCTTGAGCGGCTGCATCGCGACCTACATGCTCGTCGCCGACGGCGAGCCCGGCGCCCAGTGCTACTCGGCAGCCAACAAGCTCGACCAGGCAAAGATCGTCTATAACGTCGCGAAGGCCATCATCGAGCAGTCTCCGGAGCTGGCCGCTCTGGTGCACTCCACGCGTGAGGGCCTGTCCTTCAGCATGACGCGCAGCATCATGAAGCCCCTGCCGAACGAGTCGAAGAGCCTCGACGGCTTAAACATACATTTTGCGTGCATCGATGAGATCCACGAGAGCCGGGACCGCAACCTCTACGACGTACTGAAGCAAGGCTGCAAGGCGCGCCGCCAGCCGCTGATCGGCTGCATCACCACCTCAGGCTTCTACCGTGAGGGCCTCTATGACAGCCTTCACGAGTACTGGACGAACGTGGCCAACGGCGTCGTCAAGGATGACAGGATCTTCCCGGTCATCTATAAGCTCGAGGCCGAGGAAGACTGGACGGACGAGTCCAAGTGGATCGTCGCCAACCCCGGGCTCGGGACCATCAAGAGCCTGCAGCAGCTGCGGGACGACGTCGAGCGCGCCAAGAATGACGAGAGCTACCGCCCGACGCTCCTGGTCAAGGACTTCAACATCAAACAGAACGCCGTGAGCTCGTGGCTACCCTTCAGCGCGGTCGTCAATGAGACGGTCGCCGACATGAGCTACCTCGAGCGCAGCTACGCCATCGGAGGATGCGACCTCAGCGCCACGGTCGACTTGACCTGCGCGACGCTCTTGCTCCGGAAGCCGGAAGACGAGAACGTCTACGTGCTTCAGCAGTACTTCATCCCCCGGAGCAAGGTCGAGAAGGTCGAAGGCATGACCACCCAGGAGGCGCCCTATCAGGTCTGGGCGGATAACGGGTGGCTCACCATCTGCGAGGGGACGCAGGTCAATTACTCCGACGTCACCCAGTGGTTCGTGACAATGGTCAAGGAGCACAACATCCGCCCGCTCTGGGTCTGCTATGACCGGGCGCTGGCGGGCTACTGGGTCGAGGAGATGGAGGGCTACGGCTTCGACATGGAGAAGACCGCGCAAGGCCCATATACATGGTCGCAGCCGATGAAGGAGATGGGCGCTGCCTTCGAGCTTCATCGGGTCGTATATCAGAACAACCCTATTCTTCGCTGGTGCCTGTCGAACACAGCGAAGAAATCACTCAACAAGGACGGCATCGAGACGATCCAGCCCGTCAAGATCCAGCAGCAGCGCCGCATAGACGGCATGGTCAGTCTGCTCAACGCCTGGGTCGGCTACGTCAAACACTATGACGAATACATGCCATACGTGAGGTAATCATGGGACTCATTCAGAAAATCTTTGGGAAGACGAAGCTCTATCAGAACTGGCAGCGCTTCAGGGAGCTCGGCGGCTTCACCGCCATCTTCCACCCCTTCGGGACTCAGGTCTATCGCTCCGAGCTGGTCCGCGCCTGCATCAGGCCGCTCGCGGAGCAGTCCTCGAAGGCTAACCCGCACAGCAGCGACAAGCGGCTCGAGAAGATCCTGACCTACCAGCCGAACATCTTCATGAACGGCAAGGACTTCCTGGCGAAGTGCCGGAACATCCTCGAGGTCAAGAACACCCTGTTCGTGTATATCGCCAGGGATGACCGCGGGCACGCCTCGAGCTTCTATCCGGTGCCCTACGCCTCCTATGAGGCGGTCGAGTACCAGAACGGCCTGTTCATCCGGTTCACCTTCGAGAGCGACGAGCTGCGGGAGATGATCGTGCCCTGGGCAGACCTCGCGGTCCTGCGCAAGGACTACCTCTTCAGCGACATCGGCGGCGAGGATAACTCCGCCCTCCTGCCGACTCTGGATCTCATCAGCACGACCAACCAGGGCGTGGCCAACGCCGTCAAGGCGACCGCGAACCTGCGCGGCATCATTAAGCACACGAAGACGATGATCGACTCCGAGGACGTCAAAAAGTCCCGCGACCAGTTCGTCAAGGACTACCTCTCCCTGGAGAACAGCGGCGGCATCGCAGCTCTGGATCCGACGATGGAGTTCATCCCCATCACGATGAGCCCGCAGGTCACCACCTACGAGCAGATGAAGGAGTTCCGGGAGACCGTCTACAGGTATTTCGGAGTCAACGAGGACATCGTCCAGAGCAAGGCCGACGAGGTCGAGATCGAGTCCTTCTACCAGGCGCGCATCGAGCCCTTCCTGGTGGCGCTGTCCCTCGAGCTCACCCGCAAGGTCTTCACGGAGCGCGAGCTGGCGTTCGGATCCTTCATCGAGTTCAACAGCGACCGTCTGCAGTTCGCGAGCTCCCGCACGAAGCTGGCACTCGTGGCTATGGTCGACCGCGGCGCGATGACCCCGAACGAGTGGCGCGCGGTCTTCAACCTTCCGCCTGTCGATGGCGGTGACGCTCCGATCAGGAGGCTCGACACCGCAGCCGTCGACGAAGGCAGCACTACTTCCGACGAGGAGGACAACACCGATGATCAAGAATGAACGAGAGTACAGAAACTTCCAGATCGAGCGCCGCGAGGGCGAACAGCCCGAGAATGACTATAAGGTCCGCGGCTACGCTTCGACCTTTGAGCCGTATGTCCTCTACGATGACGGCGAGACGACCATCTACGAGCGAGTAGACCCCACCGCCTTCGATGAGGCAGATATGACGGACGTCATTTTTCTCTACAACCATCAGGGCATGGTCTACGCCAGGCAGAAGAACGGCACGCTGACGGTCTCGACCGACACGCACGGCCTCTTCACCGAAGCGGACCTGTCCAGCACCTCTTCGAGCCGTGAGCTCTACGAGGCGATCCGGAGCGGCCTCATCGACCAGATGAGCTTCGCCTTCACCGTCGCCGACGACAGCTACGACAAGAAGACCCACACCCGCACCATACACCGTATCGCGAAGGTGTATGACGTGTCGGCGGTTAGCATTCCGGCTAATCCCGGCACCGATATAGCTGCAGTGTCTGCACGCAGCTACGCCGACGGAGTGATCGACGCAGAGCGAGCGGAGCGACTCGCGCAGGAGCAGGCCCTGAAGCTGGCAAAAGCTAAATATTTCTACATGGAGGTCAAACATGACTGACGAAAAGAGAATGGCCTTCAACGCTGAGCTCTCCGAGATGACTCTGGAGCAGGTGAACGAGAGACTCGCCGCCGATGCGGTGGAAGTCCGCGACACCGAAGACCCGGAGCTGGTCGACGAGAAGACCGAGCAGAAGCAGCTGCTTCTCGAACGCAAGGCTGAGCTTGAAGACCTCGCCAAGAGAACCGCAGACGCCGCCGAGATCGAGGCGGGGAACGCGGAAACCATCACCATCGAGAAAAAGGAGAACGACATCATGGAGAGAACCTTTGCTCCCAACACCACCGAATACCGTGACGCCTACATGAAGTCCCTGATGGGACTTCCGATGGACGTCGAGGAGAGAACCGCGCTGGCCAGCGCCGCCAGCGTCATCCCCACCGAGACCCTCAACAAGGTCTATGGCAAGCTCGAGGAGAACCCCCTCATCAGAGAGCTTGACGCGCTCCACATCCCCGGATACGTAGCCGTCCCGAAGGCTACCACCGTCAATGACGCCGCCTGGGTCGCTATGGCCAACGCTGCCACCGACTCCTCCGACGTGGTCGGCTCCGTGGCACTCACCGCCAAGAAGCTCATCAAGACCATCGAGATCACCGCTGACATCCAGGCCATGAGCATCCCCGCCTTCCAGACCTGGCTCGTCAATAAGCTCGCCCAGAAGATGGAGGCTGCCATCTGCGCGGCCGTCGTCAACGGCGCCGGTTCTGCAACTGTTCCCCAGGGCATCGGCCAGGGTGGCGTGACCGCAGGCACTGCGCTCAGCTCTCCTGCTCTCAAGGACGTCGCTGCTCTCATGGGCAACGTCAACGCTGCCTATCACAGGAGCGCTGTCTGGATCATGAGCCCGACCACCTTCTTCGGCAAGATCGTCGGACTCGCCAACGACGTCAACGGCGCCCTCGTGATGAACGGCATCGACTACATGCTCCTCGGCCACAAGGTCATCCTGGATGCGAACGTTGACGGCTGCAAGTTCAAGAACGGCGGCACCGCCGAGGCGAACAACGCCAACCACGTCATCTTCGGATCCATCAAGGAAGGCTACGTCTTCAACTACGGCGAAGGCATCGCCATCGAGGCTGACCAGAGCGTCGCCTTCAGGTCCGGCTCCACCGTCTACAGAGCTATGGCTCTCTGCGACGGCGCGGTAGTAGACACTGAGGCCTTCACCTGGGCCACCATCGCCTAATAGTTATTCACTCGGGGCGGGGTTTCGCGCCCTGCCCCATATCTTCGGAGGACGAACATGGCGTTCATAGATGACATCAAGCAGCGGCTGCGCATATCGCACAACAAGCTGAACGATGACCTGACCGCGACTGTCGCGGCGGCTCGCGCAGAGCTCGTCAGGGTCGGGGTCGACTCGACGCTGGCAGCCTCCGAGAGCGACCCGCTGATCGTGGAAGCTATCAAGACCTACTGCCAGTACGGCTTCACTGATGACGAGAAGGCCCGCGAGGGCTACTGGAACTCCTGGGTGACTCAGGTCGACGGCCTGAGAAAGAGCTCGGGCTATATGAGGGACAGAGATGCAGAATGACGTTATAACGCTCGTGTCGAAGTCCTTCACCGTCAACGAGTACGGCTACAAGGTCGTGGCCGAGACGACGCGCGAGGTCTTCGCCGAGGTCAAATCAGTCGGCATGCGCGAGAAGTACGAGGCGCTTCAGGCGGGGCTCAACCCCGAGCTGACCTTCGTGCTGGCCGACTATTACGACTATGACAACGAGAGCGAGATCGTCTACGAGGGCGAGTCTTATAGGGTCCTTCGCACCTACCGGAGCGGACAGACCCTAGAGATCGTCGTCACCAGAGACGCCTCCGTGGAGGCTTCGAGCTGATGGCGGTCCCGTCTTCGGTCAAGTTCACGCGGGGCGGGGTCACCTACCTCAACAACGTGGACAGGGCAAACTACTACATCAAGGAGCTGACTCGCGCAGCTCTCAAGGACGTGGGGAAGTTCATCTGCCGGGAGACTCGAAAGAGAATCCACAGCAGGACGCGCAGGCTCGCGCGGAATACCCAGTACTGGGTCCGCAAGAAAGAGACTGACCTCGTGGTCGGCTTCAAGACGGCGGGCTGGTACGGAGGCTATCAGGAACTCGGGACGCAGAAGACCCCGAAGGTCGGGGCGCTGCGTGATACCGTAGCGGACAACATTGACGAGATCAGAAAGATCGAGGCGCAGTACCTCTCGGCCATCGAGGACGAGATCCGCGCCCAGCAACTGATCGATGAAGAGGAGGCGCTTGGAAACGATGAAAACGAATAGCAAGGAGCTGCACAAGGCTCTCACCGCGATCATCAAGCAGCGCGTCGCCACCGTCTACTACGAAAACATCCCGAAGCCTGTGACCTATCCCTACGCGGTCTTCAGTCTTCGCCTTCTGGGAACGGCGAGCGGTCAGCAGAGATATCAGCTTGACATCGACGTGGCCTCCCGCGATATCCAGGAGTCCGAGGATCTCTCGGATCGCATCCAGGACGACCTCGACTACGTGGCCGTCTCAAATGAAAAGCTATACTTCCACACCTACAGAAGCACCCGCTACGCGGTCGTGGAGGAAGACAAGGGGATCGAGCGCAGGCATCTGACGTTCGAGCTCTATTTCTATTCAAGGGAGAACTAAACCATGATAAGAGGACTTACTACCGGCACGCCCGACAACCTGCTTCTGGGCGCTGGTGCCTTCTACAAAAACTGGGTCGCGGGAACTGACACCCCGGCGACCGCAGCGGCCAAGCTCCTCGGCGCGACTGACGGAGGCGGCTCCTTCTCTGCCGTCCCTGCGATCAGACAGGTCTCCGTGGACGGCGCTCCGGGCCCCGTCAAGGGCCTTGAGGTCATCGACGGATGGACCGCTACCCTGACCGCCAACGTCAAGGAGGTCACCGCCGCGAACCTCGAGCTTGCTGTAGCGAACTTCACCACCAGCACTGTGACCGACGGCACCAAGATCACCACCGGCCACGACATCGAGGACACCGACTACGCCACTAACATCGCGTGGGTCGGATCTGTCTCCGGCCAGACCAAGCCCGTGATCATCATCCTGAAGAACGCGCTGAGCATGAACGGCATCAGCATCAACTTCACGGACAAGAACGAAGCGGTCCTGCCGCTCACCCTCACCGCTCACTATGACCTGGGCGATCTCGAGACTCCGCCCTTCGAGATCATCTATCCGACGGCTTAATGAGAGCACTTGAATTTGCCGACCTTTACAAGGCCCAGAGAGTACTCCGGGCCGCTCACTTCACCGACGAGATCCGCCCCCTTCTTCAAATGGCAGCGGAGAACGCCGATGACCTGAGCAAGGTCGGCTTCAAGGCTATTTTCAAGGTCCTCGACCTTCTGGCGGAGAATGAGGCCGAGGCTCGCATGTATGACTTCCTGGCGGGTCCCTTTGAGATGGATCCCGAGGAGGTCTCTCACCTGAAGCTCGTGGAGCTCCAGGAGAAGGTGGAGTGGCTCCTTCACGAGGAGAACACGGCCCCTTTTTTCAAGTCTGTCTTCGATGGACTTGGTCGGAGCTGATCGTCCTCCTGGGCGGCCTGCTACCGACAGCCGAGAAGATGAAGCCGGAAGACGTGCTTGACCTTCTCGACACATTGGAACGGAAACGAACAGATGAGCGCATGTTCATGCGATGGATCGCCGGGCCGCAGTTCGAGGTGAGCTTCGAGGAGTTCAAGAGACAGCTCCAGCCGCCGAAGAGCCGCGATGACGATGAGATCCTCGCGGAAGTGTATGCGCTATTTGGAGAGAAATATGGCGCTTGAGATCTTTAGCCTTGTAGGCAAGGTCCTCGTGGACAACGACGAGGCAAACAAGAGCATACAGAAGACCAGCGACAACGCCGAAGGCCTCGGGAAGAAGCTGCAGAACGGTATCGGGACTGCGGCGAAGTGGGCGGCAGGCGTGACCGCTGCGGCCACGGCTATCGGCGGCGCGATGGTCGCCGCGGCGAAGGACACGGCCGCCGAGATGGACGTCATCGACAAGGGTGCCCAGAGGATGAAGATCGCGACTGACGCCTATCAGGAGCTCTCGTATGCAGCAGGGCTCTCCGGCGTCAGCATGCAGACCCTCGAGAAGGCCGCAAAGCAGCTCGAGGGGACC